CACTTTCTCTGTGAAAATCCAATCCCAGATTTGCTTTAAAGCTTCTATCTCTTGACAACTCAGGAAAATCTAAGCACATTTGAATATAAAGGGGCTTGACAAGTATCTCCTGGAAAATAGATCTTAATCTTCTTAGGAATTTCTCAAACCTTATCTCGTCTCTTTCCAACTGATCTATACCTATCTGATAATTAACAGGACCAGCAGCCCTTGAAGCAAATCTAGCATAAGGTATTTTGGAATCCATTTTTAACTTGTTATAGAAATAAAGAACATTATCCATAACATTAAAATCCGGACCATTAGGATTTAATGATTCTATCTGAGGTGATTGACCATTCTGTTCAGGAAATAGATAGTTTTTATAAAACTGAACCTTAGGTCTTCCATTTACCGTTAATTCACCTGAAGCGTCATTAATGGTAATATCCTCCTTGTAGTTAGACATTAGCTGGCCTAAAGTCTGCATAGCTTTTTGAGGAGATTGGCTACCAGTAGGAATAATAAACTTCAATCTATAAGAAGCATTCATAACATTCCAGATGATTCTGGAATTCTCCATGATTCTTAGAATGTTGTAGGATCTAACGAGTCTTTCTATATAGCTAACCCTAGATACGCTATTACCCTTAGCATAAGAAATATAAATGATTTGCTCATTTGTTAGTTTCCTAGTCATTTGAGGATTTTTTGGATACCGAATCCAAAATTGTTGGTATTCATTTTCCCCTATCTTTTCAACAGCGGGTTGTAGAGAAGATGGATCAAGCTCTTTAAATCCGATTATCTCTTTTCCTTTGTTGTCATAGATAATCTCAAATGCGAGAAATCCGTCAATTAAAAATTGTTTGAAATACTGCCAAGCAAGTACGGAATTTTGGAACCCAAATATATTGTACAGCCTATTATAATGTAGAGATATCTTATTTAATACCTTCTCCTTTAGATCTAAATTAAGGAAAGAAGGATTAGCAAAATAATTTCTATCGTCATAAGTGATAGATTCGTCTGTAATCGTATCAATAATAAATTCAATTTCTCCATTTAGTGAAAATTTTCTTAAGAAGTTTCTTTTTTCTACATAGTCCTTATCGAAGTATGCGATGTATTTTCTTACCTTGGTATCCTGGTAAGAAGCTGTCCAGTAAAAAGCGTCATCCTGGGTAAATCCAGTTCCTTGCTGATTAAAGAAATAACTTTCTGTTTTACCTACGGCCTGAGAATTTCTAACGACCATGTCATCATACTGCATACCGAACTTGGATACTTTACCAAGGCTTCTCAGTATGTTACCTAAAGCTGACTCGTTAGGTCTTAAAAAATCTAAAAATCCTGCCATCTCTTATTTTTATAGTGTTACTTCTGGTGCTTCCCCTTCTTTTTCTTCCCCGCCTTCTTCTCCACCTTCTTTCTTCTCTGCTTTTTCCTTCTCCTTAGCTTTTCTCTCCATGGCTTCCTTATTTGCTATTATATCCTGTCTGGACATACCAAGGAAAGTCTCAATAAGGAAAGCGGTAGAGAAATATGGCTTCTCTTCGTCTCCGAGTAATCCTGCCATAGCAGTAACAGATTCTTTCCTTTTATTAATAACATCCATCTCCTGATTGAGCTTAAATGGATTATCAGAGAAATAATCTAGTCCCAATTGGCTCTTAAATAAGAAGTCCTTCTCCAGGTTAGGATATTTTTTAGCCATTTGAATCCAAAGTGGCTTTGTTAATATCTCCTGGAAAATTGATCTAAGTCTTTCTACAAACTTAGCAAATCTTATTTCTTCCTTATCTAATCCTTCCGCTCCGTTTGAATATGGAGAAGTGTTTCCACCGTCTGGAGTGTGAAACCTTGAAGGCGGAACTTTAGATTCTTGCACGAACTTATCAAAGAAGTAAGACAAAGGTGCAGGATCATTTAGATTAGGTCCCTCAGTGGTAACAGGTTCTATGGTAGGCGTACCATTAACACCAGAGGGCATAAGATAGTTTTTATAAAACTGGATCTTAGGTTTACCGTCAATTAGTAATTCCCCGCTCTCATCATTAAGCTGGACATCCTCCTTATAGATACTCATAAGTTCACCCAAGGTTTGCATACCCTTTTGAGGTGATTTAGTACCGATAGGAACTGTCATCTTTAATCTAAAAGATGAATTCATAACAGACCAGATAACTCTAGTGTATTCTATAATTCTCAGAATGTTATACGGTCTAATTAGCCTCTCGATATAACTTACCCTAGAGATTGCATTTCCTTTAGCATAAGAAATATAGATTATCTGCGGATCGTAAAGTATTCTTCTCCTTTTCGGGTCTTGTGGGAATTGGGTCCAGGTATTAACAAAAGTTCCGTCTACCTGTTTCTCTACACTCGGTATTATAGTAACAGGATCCAATTCTTTAAATCCTATGATATATTTACCCTCGTTATCGTAGATTATCTCAAAGCATAAAAATCCGTCAACTAAAAATTGTCTAAAGTACTGCCATCCAGTAATGTCGTCGGTAAATCCCCAGATGTCATAAAGCTTTTTATAATTCTCATAAAGATCCTCTTTTAGCTTTTCATTTATGTCTGAAAGATCTATGAAATCCGGGTATGCAAAGAAATTAGCGGGATCGTAAGAAATGGCTTCGTCACATATCGTATCTAGAACCCATTCTATCTCGGGATTAAGCGAGAATTTTCTTAGATAATCCCTTTTGCCCTTATAGTCTTTATCGAAATATGAAATGAACTGCTTTGTTGTGATATCCTGCTTTGCTAAGGTCCAAAGCATGCTTTCGTCCTCTACATTAGCTTTGTTCTTATTTAAAAAAGCAGCCTCAGTAACACCAACAGCTTGTGAATTTCTGATGACCATGTCATCATACTTCATACCAAAAGTACTAAGTTTCCTCACTGATTCCCTGATCCTCTGTATAACAGGGGATTGAGATGGATCATTATTGTCTACAAAACCGGCCATTTAGTATGTTTTAGTTATTCTACTATCAAAACTTAAATTAATTTCGATTGGTATTCCTTATATATCCCCTGCAGATCTAAGCCCTCTACATCGCCCCTTCTCAGATAAGGTAATTTATACCAGTCTTCTAAGTCCAAAACATGTATTTCTCTGATGAACCTTGTCTTGAATCCAAATAGAGAAAACTCATATCCGGTATTAGCAAGCATATTCTTAAGATTGATATTAGTTAAAGGCAAGGGAGATATAGCTCCTCCTTTTGTATAGTAATTCTGATTTTTTTCTATCATGGAAGAAAAGTTATCATAAACCTTTCCCACTATTTTCATTCTATACTCCGGAGGTGTTACGACAAGATCGATACCTCTTAATATCACACCATTTTCCGGTGTCGGGTAAGAATCTGTGCATAATACTATAGGAATTCTGTCTATAAACTTTCTCTTATCTGACAACTCGCTGTCAGTGGGATAGGGAAAGGCATATATTTCTCCTGGTATAAAAGGAGGGGAAAAACTCTTCTCTGAATTTCCTCCGGAGAAATATTTCTCGGAAAACACATCATCAGTATTCTTTACTAGCTCTGCAATACTGTTGAATTCTTTCTTGTATTGTAATACAGATTCTGAATATTTCATTTACTTTTAAATAGGAATTTTTCATCGACCACACCGAATCTAAATCCTCTTTTCTCAGCCCATTCTTTAGCTGCTTTGAATTTTGCTTGGTTCGTTATCCAAACCTGCATGTTGTGATTATATGATTTTAGCTTAGCAAGGGTCATAGTACCCTCATAAATGGGCTTTTGAGTCTGCCTCTCCGGCTTGATCTCTATTATCCACTGTTGTTCTTCGCCAGACTCTTTTAGAACTTTTATATAAAAATCTACATTGTAATCATGTTCCTTTTTGTCCAGAGGATTGATGTACTTGATAGCTATAGGTTCAGAACTCCATTTCATTATGGATTCATTAGTATCGCAATAAACACAGAATCGATATTCCCAGGAAGATCTGTATATTATGTTGTGGATATCTCCAATATACTTATCTGGGTTAGAGGGTTCAAATTTTCCGGATTTGTAATCCCCATTAGGTTTTACTTTTTTTATATCCGTCATGATAACTTTTATACGTTATACGAATTATCGTCACCTGTTATGTAGCTGAATGGGATAG